AAAGGCACCAATTGCAATGGCTTGCTTCTGCCAGTCAGGCATTTTGTTGAATTCTTTGAGCGCATCACGTACAGCACGCCCAAGCGGTTTTAGTGCATCAATCAGGTCGGGCAGCATCTTTACCGCCATTTTTTTTAGCTCGAAACCAATTTTACCTAGCTCCTGATCTACTTTGATTACTTCATCAACAAACTCGTCATCCATTATTGCAGTAGTGGACTGAAGTTCTTTACCCACTCGGTTAATAAACGGTATGGCATCAGCATTGGATGCCTTAAATAGGTTTATTGCAATCCTCGATTTGTCTACACCATCAGGCATCTTAGATAGCTGTATCGCAGCTTCATTAAATGTTTGCGTCGCTGATTTCAGTTGTCCATTTGCATCTCTAGCCGAAATACCAAGAGCGACTAAACCTTTATCAAATTTGTTCACCTCCTCATCATAGTCGCCCTCACCAATCTGTTTGAGCATCTCGTTCATATCAACAACGAGATCGGTAAACGTGCCCATGTCAACACCAGTGCCACGAAGCAGCTGTTGATATTTGCTAATCTCCTCTACAGTAGTCCCTAGTGCTGCCGCTGACTGCCGTGCCTCTAATGCCTGGTCACGCAGTCCACCAATAAAGCTGGTAATTGCATCAACTGAAAACGCAGCAACAATTGCTCCCGCCATGCCCTTCAAAGAGTCGGAAAATGAATTGTTGTCTTGCTGTGCCTTCTTTAGTCCAGCACCATATCTGTCTAATTCGGCCTGAGTGCGCTTATACTCCGCACTATTCCGATCCAAATTCTGCTGCAAAGCCTTCAGGCTTTTGACATGTGCTTCAACTGCGGCATCGGTATTATCAACTGTTTTCCCTAAAATTTTAGCAGCCTGTTCCATTGCTGCGAGTTTGTCGCGGCTGCGCTGTGCTTCAGCATTTAACTGAGCCAGTTCATCAAACTGTGCGTTTACCCTTAGATTTATTTTGGTGTCTGCCACGTTCTGTCTGCTCCGCTAATTCTGACAGTATCGCCGACTCAATCCATTGCAACTCAGTTAGTAACTGCCGCCTGTCTTCAACGTCATGCAGTGCTGCTACCGCTAGTATAGCACCATAGTCCAGACCAACTAGTCCAGCCATTGAAGTCCGCCACTGTGTCTGTACTCCACAAAAAAACAACCAAGTTTCTACATTCTCCAGCCATAACTCGTAGTCCTGTTGTTCAGGTTGTGGCAGTTCAAGTCCTGGTGCTAGTACCGCCACATCCTGCGCTGAATCATCAACCGTTGCTGGCGCAGCCCACCTGCGAGCTGCGCCCTCTAGTTTTTTCGTTTAGCTGCCTGACCATTATACGCATCCAGGAATGCAGTCAGTATTGCACCAGCGGCCATCGGTACTTCCAACAGCTGCTCTAGTGCAGAACTGCTAAACGGTACGTCATCATCACCATCTGATATGCTGCCGTCTGGCCAGCCAACAACAATATCCCGAACAATCTGGTGAGCCGTCCGCTCATCAGATTGTATGTCCTCCGCTAGTTTAGTAACTTCAGACTGCGATAGCCGCCTGAACTCAATGTCAAATGTACTGGTGTTGTGTTTACCTCCTGATACAGGAGTCACCAATTTGACCGGCCATATAAAGGTGTTAGTCTGTTTTATTTTGAACATATTAAGCAAACGCGATGGTTACTTCATCATTGCCAGCAGCGGATGGTGTTAGCACTCCATTCACTGATAGCATAGTCGTTCCGTTGTCGTCCTCATAGGTAGGGCCATCAGTAATATCAATCAATGATGATTGGATAATGATTCGCTGCCCAGCCGCCGAACCATGACGGAAGGTGAGATTGCCCAGCGTAGTACCAAGACACGCCGTAAAATAATCCTTCTGCGCAATGGTAGGAGCTTCAAACTGTACTGCTACAGTAGGACGACGGTCGGCATACTGAACAAAAGGACCCTGTGGTAATCCAATCAATTCACGATATTGAATATCGACCGCCATGTCTAGCGTTAAACTACGCAAAGGCGCTACATAATCGAAGAACCTAAATTCACCAGAGTTAGTATGGTTTACTACCTGTGGCGTAATTTGATTATAGGTCGGGGATAATGGTGCAGTATCGGTTGGAGCAGTGTACAATCCAGTCATCGTAAACTGGAATGTTGGTATTTCTCCAACAACAAAGTTGGCAGTCACCGTACCCCGACACCCCTTGATAATGTGTTGAATGCCATCCACATTAGCATAGATAGTAGCTGACTCAAACCCTTGCCCAACAGGTGAATACACGTGATGTTCATCTATTGAATAGGTAGAGCTAGCTGTAGGCAGAACAGGGAATGTCCCATGAATGGTGGCGACTTTGGTTGAACCAACATAGGATTTAATGATTGCAGTCTGTGTTCCTACTCCAGTCGGCGTGTTGTTAGTAAACCGTATCCGCATACCACGATACGCATTATCAACCGCACTAGCAGTATTAGCAAGTGTTATGGTAGTGCTTGTACCATCCGCAGCCGTACCAGTATGTGCAGCGTTGAGGGTAGTTACGTTAAATCCGCAGGCACGCAACAACGCATCGAGTCCAGGAGGTGGTGTTGCAATATTAGTAGCACCCCTGCTTGCTGCTTCAACCGTTAGCGTAATCTGTACGTTCTGGTTAGCTACCAATGACTCGTAGTTGCCCAGGTATGGACGGATTACAGTACGCTCTACCGTGGTCGCATTTAATGGAGTTACCGATAGGTCGGTTACTAGTAATGCATCCGTCGCAGTTGGCGTTGGGTCAGTACCATATAAACCGCCAGGTATGCTGTAAGTTGACGTATTATCAGGAGTTGTGCCAAACGTTCCCTGAATAGTCGCCGTCTTAGTCGAACCTGCATATGCAGCAATTATTTTAGTCTGTCCCGCACCTGTACCACCAGTAATGGTAATGGGTAGCCCTGCATAATAGTTATCAACCGCGCTTTCGCCGCTGGCTAGAACGATTGTGCTCGCTGTCCCCGACTGTGCTGTCCCCGTCTCCGGTGGTTCCACCTCCACCAATATCAATCGTTTCCGTGTTAGTAACGCCATCGTTAGCCTCCGTGCTATTTACAACAATTGCAGTATCCGTAATCAGATACGATCCACCAGTACCATTCATACACCTAGATCTCCTAATGACGTGCGGTATCTAACACGGTAGAACATCATGGTTAATCCCGTGGGTTGGTCTGTGTCGAGTACGTCGAATTCGACACTTTCTGGAATAATATCAAATGCCAAACCGTTGAGCGTAATGTCCGCCAGCAGCTTAGCGTGTATTGACTTAACGGTTGGATCTGCCAACTGGTCTGGTACTGCACCCCGTGTTACTACCGTAATACGAGTGAGCAGCGACCAATTTAGATATGGCAGAAACCCCTCCATATCGCCCTCATCCTTAGTCCATTCCACAATAATTGCAGGAGACTCAGAACGAGCGAGTGCTTCAATACGTGAGCGATAAATGCGAGTGCTAACGCCAACCGTACCATTTAGGTTGGTCATTATTCTTGCTAATATCTGCTCCCGTTTGGTGCTCATGTTTTACTCAACATAATCTGACAGAATAACCCGTCACCAATTCCGCCCAGTGGCTCTCGGACTTTGTACGCTACGCCAGCAACAGTCAACGAGTCATTATAGACAAGCGACCCAAACTCACTTGTTTTGCAGGTTAGCCGATAGTCAGTGCTAACTACTGCAACGCCGTCCTGTTCAATAACGCCAGGTTGGTCGAGGATACCGAGTCCAGTTGTTGCACCAGATACAACGGTATCCCCGAAGTCCGATAGATAAACGTCAACGTCATCGACAAATGCAGGCATTCCTATGCTCCGTACTTCTTAGAACCGAAGCCGGTTGCTGCATAATGCCCACTTAATGAGCTGCCAACGGTAACCAAACGCAGACGTACATACCGTTTAAGGTGGTCGCAATTGCGTTGAAACACAACGTTAATGCCAGCATTATCATGTGTCACCGTCAATGGACCGCCGCCTGCCGTTGAGATTGCAGCAAAGTCGCCATCCGTTTCTGTGGACGATTCTAGTAATGAGAATGTACAGGTTTTCGCCGCGTCACCAGTAGCAGTACTAACAATCTGAAACACAATATCGCCCTCATAGTCAAGGAGGTCGATTTTTTCTCCATTGACAGTGGTTGCGTTTGGCTGGTTAGCAGGTGCTAAAGGAGCAACAGTAGCAGTGCCAAGACGACTGATTTTAGTTCCCAAATTTGTAATTGCCATTGTTCCTCCTATGAGATTTGTAAATCACGAATACGGCTAAATGATTCAGGACGACGGATACCGCAGTCAAAGGTCTGCATAATCCTTAGGTCAATGCTGCCCGCTGCATATCCCGTACCATATGGATTAGGTAGGATTTCAGTACCACCCCACATTGCCATAACAACATCAGCAAAATTTCCGAAAATAATGCAATGTCTGTTGGCAGTACCACCAAAATTGGTGGGCACTTGATTGGAACGGACAATTGGATAACCATTAATCGCCGGCAATATGCCACGACCAGCAGGGTCTAATAGGTTGTTTGTCCATAACGGTAACCTATCCGCAGCACCAGTGCTAGACGCCTTTAATTTTTTGAGGTGTCCAATAACAGCTGAATTGGTCAGGTAGTACAGACTACCATTTAGTGCATTAAGCACATCAACTTCAGTCTCTAACGTAATTAGCGGGTCTAAATTAGTAATCGAGGTTGCACTTACTGTTTGACTAGCATTAGCCAATGGTACCTGCAGAAGTCCAAGCGGTTGCCCATTGCTGCCAGAACCATTGATAATGGCAAGGTCAATGCCTAACGCTAATTGCTGGGAAATGTCGTTACGAACCAATTGTTCAATATCAGGACTGGTCTGCTGCATTGCCAGTCTGGTAATCCGAGACAATACGCCCGCCTGCTTCGGCATTAGGGTCATGGTGTCATAGGTAGACCCAGACTGTGTTACAGCTGCATCTTCAGCGACCCAGTACATGGTGGATGCTGACCTCTGACGTGGGATAGAAACATTGCCAGTTAAACCAGTTAGGACGGTTGGTCCAAGCTGGGTTATAATTGCAGTATTCCGCAACAGGTCAATGAAGGATGCTGCCAGTAGATTCTCCGCAACTAATGCGCCACCAGTTGAGTATGATGTAACACTCTGCGTGCTACGAGTGCTGATTGGGATATTGTGTGGAATGAAAAATCCTTGGGTTTCACGCCCAATCTGTTTGGCAAGGGTATCGCTCACTTCACGCTCTAGTCCAGCCTCGTTCCATGTGTTGTTGACACAAGCACGGATAGCACGCACTACAGAGTAGTCACGTTGCTCGCGCTTGTTCAGGTCGATTGCACTAGAGTCAGATTGAACAGGACGTTCAATTTGTCCTGCTGTTTGTAACACGTCAAGGAAAGCTGCACGAGCCTCCTCAACAGTTTTACCAGACTCTACTAATTGATCCGCTAACTCATGCCGTGCGAACTTAGTACCGAGAGCGGTAATAGTCCGTACGCGATTCCGTTCGTTAGTAATTGCAGATTGATGCAATTCCAACGATTGTTGTTGTTCCATTTTGTCCCTCGATTGTTTTACGATTAGTGGCTCCTTGTCCACCAGGCTTCTACCAACGCCAACCGTAGGATCAGCGGGGATTGTAACCAAACTCAATTCAAGCGGTTCCCACTCAGTAACCCGATATTCATCGGTTTGCCGTTTATCGTGGTTGTCCACTCGCAGTATACGGTATCCTACCGAAACGTTGCGTATTACACCATTTCGGACATCATCCTTAATTTGCTGAGCAAACGCTGATGATGAATACCTAGCCTCCGCATAACCACGCCGGTCCTTAACGTAGGCACGCTCCACAACACCAACGAGTTGGTTCGAGTCGTGGTTAAATAGCAATGGCGCACCATTGTTCAGCCTATCCAGCCTAACGGAACCATCGCCATGGTCGAGCACTTCATCACCCATCGCTCGGTCTACTGGCATTTCTGAGGAGAAACTAAATCTGACCATGTTATCATCGTCACCATTCTCCTCCTCCATGCGTCCTAATATTCGTAACAGCATTAGTTGTCCTCCTCATCAGCAACATTCATTTGGCTTACCACTTTATTTGCCCAGGTCTGCCCAGGGTCTCCACCCCACAGTGCCCATGCTATACGACCATTGCTAGGGAACCCGTCTTCGCCAGGGCTAAATCCTTCAGCTTGTTTGTCTACTTCATGCCGTGCAAAAAACGAGCGCATACGACGTAATGTATCAGGACTTAGTTCCACACCATTCTGTATGTCCCTAGCCCTTGCCACACCAACCGCTGTACCACCACGCCCAAATTCACGTCGCCAGGCTAGACCCTTCTTCGCCTCAGAACGTGCTCCAACAGGTGGGCGGAAATTTATGTGGCTGTATCTCTCAGGTGCCCGCTTATAAATAGGATGTACAGATGATTCCTCCATGTTGTCCTCCTCCATGTCGTCCTCCTCCATGTCGTCAACTTCATCCTCAGTATCGGCTACTATTGGTGCAGCAAATTGTTGTACTGCTATCGGCATGGGCACGTCAGTATCAAACTGCAACTCTAATGATTCTGCTAATTCATGCTCAGCCGATAGCTGATTGTAAACCTCCTGTAGGTCGCTGCCATTCTCAGCAATAATCTGTGACTTCGTCACGAACCCTGCCCTCAATGCCTCCTTATAGGCATCCACCTCTTTAGTTGGATCGATGTAGCCCCATGACCGTGGTATGAATCGGCAGTCATGATAAAACGATGGGTCTAGTTCATACCGTGGGAGGTTAAGTACCCCAGATAATACAGCCATGTCGAGCCAACGGTAATATACGATTTTGTTAAAATTGTCTATCAGCCACGACTGCAACTGCCGCCACACATCACGTTCATTCTGAAGGGCTAGCCGACTACTGCTATAGTTGCTCTGGCTGTAGTCATTCATAACGGACTCAGCACTACATCCAAGTCCTGCCGAAAATGCACGCAGGCTCGCACGAATGTAATCAGCATAGGTAGCCGATTGATCCTTGTTTATCGCTGGAACACTAACCGATTCACCAGGTTGCAGGTATTTGAATACACCTGGCTCAAACGTCGTTACCCGCTCATCATCATAAACGCCATCGCCAATCAACTCGCCCTCAGGACTCGTGATAAATCCCATCAGCGATGCTGCCACTCGTTTGCTAATCAGTTCTGCTTGTTCATATCCGCTCAAGTGGTGCAGTCGCTCCACCGATGAACTGAACCAGGTCACACCACGAGTCTGCCCAGGTCTGTCTACGGTATATAGGTGAATGATTTCATCAGCAGGTATGCGTGTATATCGTGAAGTCGCCACAGTACGAGAACTAAACAAATAGTCGCCTGGATGCCTCATGCCTGCATAAAAATAATAGGCAGTAGGGCGTGACCACTTGTCCACCTCAACACCCATTCGTATTTCATTGCCATTCTCCGCAGTGCCATTGTAATCATCCACCAACAGGTCAGACTCAATTACCTCTAATGCCAGTGGAACTCCACTATACCCAAATTGTTGATTTACTAGCCGAATGATCACCTCACCACTCTCAGCACACGACCGCATGACGAGGCGTTCAATGTCGTGGAAATTCAACCTCCCACCAACATCACATGAACTCTTCTTACACCATTCATGCCATGCCGACTCTATTAAATTATTAATCCGTTGGTCGAGCCGTCCTGCACCACGAGCCATTTTTACCTGAGACTGAAACTGAATGCCACTGCCCACCACGTTATTAACAACTATCCGCAATGCCTGACGTGCATAATCATTATCCCTACACAATTGCCTGGCACGGTTCCGTAGTGTACGAAGCGACCCACGAATCTCTGAATCCGCATTAGTCGAACTCGTCAACCAATTCTGAGTCAGCCGATTAACGCCAGCGCCTTGATATGAACGCCGCCCACGCCTTGGCTTGCTGAATAAATTTAGTATCTGCCTATACAACGCCATGTCAGAACCTCACAAATAAACTGTGTGGGTCGCCCTGTCCGTTCTGCATTAACTCCTGCCTACGCTCCTGTATTACCTGGTAGCGCAACTGGTCTCGCAACATAATCAGGTCGGACAGCGCCATCTTCTTAATGCTACGTCCTGCAACAGAATACTCCTGGACCGCCTTGTTTGAAATCATGGCACGGATGGCTGCTTCAACATTATCAAGGTCAATCTGCGCCTGCGTCCGTAGCTCTGCACCTGCGCTTTGTGTGCTTAGGTTTTTGCGTACTTCTACCCTACCCTGCCCTAGCGTTACCCTATTGGCTCCCTGTGTTGCGTATGCCTGCCAATAATAGGTAGTTCCAAGCAGCGTTATTGTTTGTGCTGCCGTTGCTGTTGTCTCCCAACCAGTCAGGTATGCAGAACCAGTTAACGTTAAATTCTGCGCCCCCCTGATAGCATAGGTGAGCGTATGCGTGGTAGACGTTATCTGATTCCCTAAGTTGTCGGTAGTAGAATCATCACGCCACGTCAGGCTGTCTCCAGCCACAATAACTGAGGGGATATTCATTACCAGTTATTGACAAAGGAATTGGTTGGTTGTTGTGGTTTACGAGTACGTCTCGCTGGCGTTGCTGTGGTATCAATCGATACTACTTTAGCACTATCTACTACAGTACCACACGTTTTAGCAAATTGTGTGAATAATGTTGATTTATTGTACCGCTGATACAACAGATTGAATCCAGCATAGGCATACACTAGGCAGTCCAACGCCTCATTCCTTACATTTGGGTTTTTCGTCCATTCATAAACCGGAAATCCCTTGACATACCGTATCGTTTTCCTCTCTGCCGTCAGCTGTTGATAAAAGTCGGGAGTTAGTTTTGTATTGAAATGGACATATCCTGCCCCCGGTGTGTTATGAGCCAGTCTACCATACAACGTTGATTTGATTGTATCAGTGCCGACAGGGTATACAATCCCGCCACGTTTAAGCAGTTGTCCACGAATATTAACATCCACTTTTGACGGCTTGCCTATTGGCGGGCGGTTTCTTATACTCGAGCCCTTAACTGCAATAACATTCTGCAATTTACGCTCACGAGAATATTGATACGCCTCGTGAGTGAAATGCCCGCCGCTATCGATAGCAACTACATCTGGAGCGCGCTTGTGTCCATTATGCCAAGTCAATGGTGCTAACACGACATCGTCCAGCTGCTTCCAGAGTAACGCAGAACTAGGGTCACCGTATATCTCCATGTGGTTCAGTATCCATGCCTGCTCGCCGTCACCCCATGCCACAAATAGGATTGCCAATCGGTTATCCTGTACATCAACGCCAACCGTAACAATAACAGCCCCTTCAGGGACAATGTCTGGCTCATAAAATTCAGCCCGTTCCGCTAGTCCAGTAGCACCTAATTTAGCAGCATAGTCCTCCTCGAACGTTTCGCCTAGAATTGTATTCACCCAGGTTTTAAGTGATGGTGCATCTGCCTTCACTCGCAGAAATTCTGCCACAATATCAGGCCATGACTTCCATCCGAGTGGTGAATATAACGAGTTTAGGTGGAAGCCGACAGCATTCGGAACCATACTATGGGCAGTAGGCAACCACCTACCAGCAGGAAGCATTTGCGTTTTGTACCGCTCATCAATTAGTTCTCCACAATGCTCACATCTATATTTGGCTGTCGTTGGGTCTCGGTTCTCCCACACTATATTTTTCCACTGTAGATATTGCGTACCCGTACAATGTGGGCATGGTACGAAGTACCTGCGCTGGTCAGTCTGCAAAAATTCACGCTCAATCCTACTCTGGTCTCGTAACGTTGGAGTGCTGCATATAAATATTTTACGTCGTGCAAAGGTGATAGTCCGCCGCTCTGCGAGCGATAATGGGTCACCTTCTCCCTCAACATCATATGGCCATGCATCAACTTCATCAGCAAATAGATATTTGACAGGCATTGACCTTAATCCTGCCGCACTATTTGAACCAGTTATCATTAGCACTCCACCGGCAAATTCCTTGCTGAATAACGTATTACCGCTATCCCGTGACCGTGGCGGCCGCACTTTATCCCGCAGCCGTGGTGACTCATCGATTAGTGTAGCAATACGCTGTTTGCTAAATCGCATGGCAATATCAACGGTCGGCTGAATTGCTAGCACAGGGCCAGGGAATAGGTCAATGATTGCACCAAGCCAGTTGTTTCCTGCCTCCGTTTTACCAACCTGCGCTCCTGCCATGAATACCACACGTTGCGTGTTACTTCGTGGCGATAGTTCATCCATAATTTCACGTAGGTATGGAGTGCGGTCGGTACGCCAACGCCCTGGCTCTGCACTGGATTTACTGCTCAGATACCGATTTGCATCAGCCCATTCACTAATCGTTATATCCTGCTCTGGCTGGATGTAATCGCTGAATACACTACTGCATGACGGCACCTGCCACCTCCCGTAATGCGTTGACTAGTTCAGCAGTTAACAACGTATGGATAGCTGATGGATCTGACTCCGCTGCGAGCAGGTGCGCCAATCGGTCTGGAATATTCATAATCAATTCCCTGGTCGTCCTAGCAATCTTCGCCTGCTCTCTGTATACGTCATCAGCAGGGATTAATTTTTTACTTTGTGACTGGTACTCTAATTCTGCGAGCAATGCCTTGTAGAATTCGTTTTTTGCTCGACTATCGTTGATGTTAGGGTATTCAGTCATATCCATAACTGAAGTGCCTTGATGAGCGAAATAACGGGGGTTGGTGGCATTATTCCACTCCCTATCCGCTACTGCTGCATCAATCTCATATTTGCCGTTTTTCTGCGTAGCCGTAATTCTACCTGCCTCGAGTGCCGCCTTGACGGATTGCCTAGTGCAGCCACGATGTTTAGCGTATTCTGTTAAATTCATATAAAATACCTTCGCTCTACATCTAATGTAGCACATGCGAAGGGCAGATACTAAAAACCCCACCGATGGGTGGGGTATGGGGTACCGTAACCGGTTACGGTACCACCCGTGGGAAAAACCCCACCGAGGGGTGGGGTATGGCGGTTACTGTAGCCAGTTGTAGATGGTGATTGCGTTCTCCTCTACGAACCTAACTACCGTATCGTCGATGTCGATAATGTTTGCCTCTGAGGCAATGTATATCTCGTCTGCGGATAAATTTAGGAGGTCTAATGGTACCCATCCATCAGGGGTACCGTTGATTTCGAGCGATGACTGCACCCAGCGAGGTAGCGCCTTGATGATGTTCAGGGTGGCGGTAGCGGTAGTAGTGGTCATGGGGTCGGCTCCTTTGCACCCGAGGTGCTTGTGTGTTTATACGATTAATATACGACCTATTAATGCGCATGGCAAGGGGTCTTGTGACACTTATTTTAGTGTCACAAGGGCAAACAAAAACCCCACCGAGGGGTGGGGCATGGCGGTTACTGTAGCCAGTTGTAGATACTAAAAACCCTGCTCATGGCAGGGTTTCAGTAACTATTGGAACTTACAAATTAGAACTCCTCCGTCGTCGAGGACATCGATTACTTTCGCTTCATATAAGGCATCTACTTCCTGTTCACTCATTCCTAGCAATTGTAATGGTACCCATCCATCGGGGGTGCCGTTTATAGCATCTGACCATTTTTGCCATTTTCTCATCGCCTTGATAATGTTCAGGGTGGTGGTGGTCAGGGTGGTTGCTGTTGTCATGGTAGGCTCCTTTGCACTTGGTGCTTGTGTGTTTATACGATTAATATACGACCTATTCATGCGCATGTAAAGGGGGGTTGTGACACTTATTTTAGTGTCACAAGGG